AGGTACTGCGAGCAGACCTGAGTATGCGCTAGCAGTTCCGCGTGCGAACAAGAGCATGCGCTCTTCCATCAACATTGTTGCGTATAGCGTAGATGTTGATGAGAGTTGGCGTAGGTCTTGATATCCCATACCTGAGAAGTTCGCATCAAACGAAACTTGGTCAGATAGTGAATACGAGTTGTATGGCAACACGAGGTCGTCTGCTGTGTAGGAAATCTGTGGACCGCGCTCTAAATAGAGAGGGTTAGATGCTCCAGGAGCAAAGTTGTTTTGTGTTGTTTCTGTAATACCAGGCCAAATGTTTCCTTGTCCGCCTGTTCCGGTACCTGTGTAACCAAGAATTCTCTTGACACGATGTGAGGTACCAACTCCGCGCTTGCGTGGAAGTTTGTTACGAAGTGGTGTTGGACGAGGCGTTAGAAGTTTTGCAGGTGCTTCGAGGTCGAACGCTGCAAAAGATGAAGTAAGTGGCTGAGTAAGAGTGATTTCTTTGTTGATATCACCCATAGCGCCACGCTGTGCTGCGAGAGCGTTGTTCAATGCTGAAACAGCATCAGGAGTCAAAGACTTGTTAGCAACAAGTGCTTCGATTTGTGACGCGGCATCAGTAGAACCACCAAGAGTTTCACCATCAAAAGAGCGAGGTGCGGAAAGCGCCTTGCTTAGTTCTGATGTGTATTCCTCATGGCGCTCAGCAGCAACTTTAGGATTGGACTCATTGTATAAGTCCGCTGCTTTGAGTTGTGTTTTAGCCATTGTTATCTTTCTGTAAAGAGTTACGCCTTGATTTCGGTTTCCGCTTTGGCAAGGTAATCCTTAGCCATTTCGCGGTATCCCTTAGCAAGGTCGTTATCGGTTGTAGCGGATGCCTTTGCTAGATACAAATCTGCTTTGGCTTTCCACTCATTATTGGTTTTAGCACCTGTCGCTATGGTTGTCCGCTTTGGACCGCCACCTATTGCGAGAGATTTTGCCGTTGCTAGTTCTGTTTCAAGAGATGCTGCTTTGTTCTCTACCGCCTCTTTTGCGGACTTTAACTCAGCAATTTCTGCTTGTACTGAAGCCATAGCACTCTTTACGGCTTTCTCAATGACAGCAGTAACGCCGTCAGCGAGCAGGGACTTCTCTGCCGAGTCTGCCTCGTCAGAATCTTCTTCTTCGATTACTGTTCCGATTTCTTCGATAGTCGAAGGTGGAACAATTGTTTCAACGCTCTTAGGCGTTGGTGGTTGAATCGCAGGTGATGGCACAGGTGTTTCGCTTGGTGTGACCATGACTGCTGTTGAAACATCAGGGTTGCCGTGAGAGTTTGCTGGCATATTGCATCCGCACTCTAGGCATTTTTGAACTGATTTATCTGCCATCTCGTTGTCCTCAACGACAACTTCTTTCTTGGCTTCTTCGAGTTCGTGTTGCGCGGTTTCTGCTCCGACCATTGGACCTTCGGCAGTTTCTTGTTCGGCGGTTTCGCCGTACTGCTTTTCAATGTCGTCATATCCGCATTCTTTGCACATACGCGATACTTCGTCTAGTGCTTTGCGAGCAGCAGCATAACGCTCTACCATTTCATCACGGGAAGGAACATTTTTGGCTTCACCGCTCATAGGCATTGCTTCTGATGCCATCTCTTTCTCTATGTTAGTTTCCACCAGTTCCTCTACTTTCGTTAGTGATTTTTCACCATTGACTGATTTCGCCAAAACAAGTTGGCAATTTGGATTAGCAGGTCTATCGACCAAACTAACTTCTACGATTTGACCATCAATAATGCGACCATTTGCCGCCTTCTGGTCACGAACAACACGCGGCGCTTTGATGCCGATGCTGAAACCTTTAAGTACGCGCGACTTAACTTTCTTGACAGAAACAGGGTCAACTACTAGCGCGGAAATGTAGTGTCCGTCTGACTTCTGTTCGTATTCTTGCGCAACACCAGCAGCGATATTGCTGTGCTGTTCGCGGATATTACCGCCTGTCATGAACCATTCAGGCATCGCGCGGTCAAGCCACGCAGGGTCGCAAATCTGCTGGTCAATGTCAATGGAATCGTCTGTTGCTTTACCATAAACGGTAAGAGTGCCGTCACCATTATCGTCCATTTTGACGATGCCAGCGTATACGCTTGTATCTTTCATATCTTTCCTTTACTCGTTTATGAGTTTTGTATCAACTACATAGGGCGCAACATCGCACATACAGTTCGGGTGAACAGGTGGGTCGCCGTTAGGCCATTGTTCGCCGAGTTGTATCGGTGATGCTGCTTCGTTTTCCGAACATAAATCGCAAGGGTCTGCGACTAAATATTCAATCATTTCAACACCTGAATCGCGGTACAAATCTAGAGAGGACTGTACCACCGCGTACGATGTTTCGGTTTGCGCTATTGACAACGCCCGAACAGGGTCATCAATAAGTTGGTCTATCAGAATAGCGGCAGAGCGTGGACTGATACCTTCGTTCAGCGTACGAGCGAGGATAGTTCCGATGCGTTTTACTGTCGTCATCGTTATCTCGTCAGACATACTCGTACCGCGATTAAGCAGGTCGTAGAGTGTTGCGCTAGGGCGTAGCCGTAATGCTGCTGCTCTGTTTCCGGGTTTCCAGTTGTTCCAGTTGATAGCCAATGCGCGCTGTAATTCTTTTTTACTCGGCGCTGCTTTGCTGACTTTTGCTTTTCGTGCTATCTCGTATGCGCTGAGGTCAATACCGAGAATCGCAGCATCAGCATAAAGGTTGAACAGGGTATTGCGTAGCGTACGAGTATTCACAATGACATGAACGCGCGCCCATGCGCGAGCCTCGTCAGGTGTGACACTTCCGCTACCTTCGGGAAAGTTCGCAAACCAAGCATCGATAATGTCTGTAACGCTTACCGAATCTCGTATTGCTCTGCGAATAGCGCGTTGATGCCGAACCGCAAGCCTCGTCTTAAGACGCTTCGTGTTCGGTTTCATTTACAGCCCTATGTATCTCTCCGCGTGCCAACGGGCAGATTCTTCGTCACCGATAGCAAGATACTTGTTGATAACTTCTGCGTAGTCTGCTTCGATTACTTCGAAATTGAAGGGTCTTTTGCGATTACCTTTGCGGAGCCACTTGAGGAATTTCTTAACTTCCTCAGTAGTTTTATCACTTTCTTCTTCCTTCTTTTCCTCTGCCACCTCTTGAACCAGTTGTCCTTCTTCAGTTTGAGGTGTTTCGCCGATGGGGAGTTCGCCGTCAACTGCCTCAGCATCAGGACCTTCAAGAGCACTTGCTCCTGCCGCTGTTGCTGCATCGATAATCCCTTCTGGTGAGAGGAAGAATAATCCGCTACCACTATAAAGCATTGGCATATCTGCTTGTGGTGTGTCGAGTAGTGGCAAACCACTCTTGGAACGCGCTTCGTTTACTGTGCGGTTGCCGTTCTTCAACTCAATATCAATACGGCGCGCTTCTGCTTCCGTATCAACCTTAGACTCAAACAGAATCTTGAATTCAAGTTCGCGCGGCATACCGAGATAAACATAGGACAAGTTCGTAAGTTGCTTGCTAATCCAGTCGACTAGCGGAGCAATGCCGATAACTTCGCCCGAGAGTGTTTCGCCTTCTTGTAATCCTGACGCACCGAGCGAACCGCTACCGCTAAATCCGATTTCTGATGGCAATACGCCGAAGTGTCCGCAGATAGAGGTGACAAGATAGTTATCAAGAACATCTTTGAACTTCTCGCCGTATCCTTCAAACTGATGCGGTACGAAACCAGCAGGTAGTACGCGCGAACGCTTACGCTGTGCGGTTTGTCCTGCGAGGTCATCGTTGAAAATGTTTTCATACGCGCGCAACAACTCTGGATTATTACCAAATGTTGCGTCAGTTTGAAACATTAGTTCAGGGAGTACACCATCTGTATATTCTGCTCGTAGCCACTGCTGTCTGCGCAGATAAATGTCAGCAAGAGGTAATGAGCGCTCAGTTGGGGAAAATCCATAGATAGTCCATGACCTTCTATTTTTGACCAAATAAGATAGTTCGTCAGAGGTGAATTCTCCATCGGCATCTTCCATTTCCATTGGCGCCATGAATTCGCTACGAGGAAATCCGTAGAGAATCTGCTGAAACGCAGGGTTAGGTGGAATAGGACGCATTCCTCGGTCGTCAATAAGTGGCTTGATAGTTGAGCCGTCAAGTACCTGAAATCCGTATAAATCTCCACCGACAGACTTTTGTGGCCAAATAGCCCACGCATCTATCACGAGGATTTCTTCTACGGAAAGGTTAATCCAGTCCGAAAATGTGTATCCATTTGCTTTGTCAGGGTTTTCCCAAAATCCGCGTAGGCGAGCAATATCTTCTGTGTATTTCTCACGCGCCGAAGCCATCGCACGAACATGGTCTTTGCCTGATTCTGCTGCGATGCGTTCAGAAGCGTCATCGCTCAAAACAATATCCCAGTCCATACCCGTGATTTTGTTTTTCACAACTTCAAGACAACGGCGGATAATATCTACTTGGTCTGCGGTTGCGCGTAATGTCTTGAAAGGGATAAGACGCGTTTCCGTGATGTTGATATTTTGCGCAACTTGATACTCATAACGGCGAGGGTCAGGACGACCATCTTCGCGTAATGGATTTATCGCTCCCGGAACGATAGGACTTCCGGGTGTAAATGGAACATTTGGCCAAATCGGATTACGAGGTAATCCAACTGACTGACCGTATGTTTGATTCATAGGTCTAGAGCGATTCACCATATCTTGTTCAGAGATAGTGACAGTTCCGGGCGGAAGATTCGGTGCTTTCTGAATTTCCGCCGCGACTGCTCTAGCCAATCTGTCAAGCAGACCCACGCTAGCCTCCTAAGCGTGTACGACTACACGATATTGATTTGAAGTTGGAGCGACTGAGAATAGCAGAGTAATCGAAGTAGTGTTTGTATGTTGTACATCGCAAATCACTTCTGCGTATGGGCTGCTGTTATCATAGACAGTAACAATAACATCACGAGTGCCGAGGTCATGGGTAATCGTGTATGAGGTGTTCGAGCCGTCACCAACATTGGCTGCGTACTTGCGTACAACAACAGCAGTATCGATAGCGATACCTGCGGAACTGACAGAGATACCTGTATGAGCAACAGCAGAGAAGTTATTTGCTCCGCCGACTGCTCCGAGAGCAACACCATTGCTTGCGGTATAAGTACCAGCACCCGAGAACTGAGTGAACTCAAGAACAGTAGAGTTGAGGGTAATTGGGTTGTCGGTTGTAAGAACCCAGCCAGTATTGGCAAGAGTGTCGCCAGTCTGTACGAATGTGAACATACCCGACTTAACTTCAGCAGAAGTATTAGCGTCAGCAGAGCGAACAAGAATCCAAGGATTCGAGCCGTCACCTTCTTGCGACAATACATAAATGCCGTTGTATTGACCACCTAGACCGCCGAGGCTTGCCTCATTTTTGACGAGAACGCGCTGACCAGCAAGAACTTGGTCGCCGTCTACTGTGAGAGTGGTGTTGCTTCCTGCTGTGATTGTTCCGCCGTTAGCAGAAGTCCACGCAGGGCTGTTAGGAAGAATTGCGGCAGTTGCGAGGTGAACTGCTTCTTTGATAAGAAGTCCTTGCGCAGTTGCATCAACATACGCTTTAGTTGCTGCGTCAGTATCGGCAGTTGGTGTTGCGAGGTTAGTAATCTTGTAGTTACCGAAAGACACATCAGCAAGAGGAACAGTAAGCGCGGAAAGATTGATTGCGCTGTGTGCTGCGTTGTCGTGTGTTGGTGTTCCGTGAGTATGGTCATTACGAGCGAAGTCTGTGCCTGAACCATTAGCAGAAGCAGAACCGAAAGTTGTTTGCGCGGTGACATTGCCAAAATTAGGTAGTGCGTGAACATGGTCTGCGCGAGCAGGTGTACTCGCAGTACCTACGCTGTTAGTTCCACCAGCCGCAAGTGTTTGCGGTGCTGTGCTGGTGAGAGATGGCGTTCCGTGCGTGTGGTCAGCGCGAGCATAATCGTTGCTGCTACCGCTTGACGAAGTATCGCCGTAAGAGGTTTGTGCTGAAACTGTGCCGAAAGATGAGATTTGGTCCCATGTCGAGCCATCGCTTAGATATAGGAGATTATTATCTGTTGCGAAATAGAGCGTACCAGCAGGAACAGTATTAGCGGCAGGGCGGTTGCTGAATGTACCGTACTGAACTTGCGTAGTCTGTACGAAGTTCACCCATTGTGTGCCGTTGTAAAAATACAGCGTATCGTCAGAGGTGTTGTAGTAAATCTGACCATCGAGAGGGCTAGATGGTGCAGTTCCGAGATTCTGAATTACCGCGTTTTGTAATTCGTTCTTGTTTAAGTCAATGCTGACTAGAAATTTTCTTGCCATTATTTCTCCTATATTACATACGCGGTGCCAGTAAAGGCTGCCGTGAAGGTTATTACCATTGTGTTCTTGCTTGGATAACTAAATGTGCCTTCACATTGAGTACCTGCTGAATCAAGCACGACCGCAGTAGGTTCTCCACCGAGATTATGATTGATAGTCCATACGCTACTGGCAACTGCTTGAGTATGCGTATAGAAAATTTGTGCTGCTCCACCTTGCGGTCCGGGAGCAGTAACGCGGATAATCGGCTGCGTTACTTGAACTACTACTGTTTCGTCTGCCATCATGTCCTCGTTACTTGTGGGCTGACTTCAATTGTGCCTTGAACAAGGCGTGTTACAACATTCTGAGGCGAAGTAATTTCAATGTCATAAGCATATCTGCCGTTAGTAATCGCTGCCGTTTGTGTGTTGGTCGCATGACACGCGATAGTTCCAGTATTGCCTGTGATAGTAATGCCGTTGCCGTTCGTCAGGGTCAATACTGCTGTTTTGGCGAGTGGTGATGTGCGTACTTGTAGTGCTGCGGTGTAACTCGTGATATTGACAGGATTGCCGTTCGGCTGTTCATAAATAAAAGTTATATACCAATCCGCACCTTGGTCGATTACGGTGTTGTAAGTAACTGCCATTTATGCTCCTAGTGCCGCGTTACAGTATTCGCAAATCTTGTTCGTTTTCTTATTCGGCATCTGACAACTGCCGCAAATTGTAGCGAGGTTCTGTAATCCCGTAAGAGATACTGAACCATCTTTCAGTTCGGTAAGTGCCCACACTAGTGCGTCTAGTCTATCAGGTGATTCGGCGCTTTCGGGTGTCCACATTACCATTTGGTCCTCGAGTTGCGGAAACGCGCCAACATGATGAACGCGATACTGCTCGTAGAGTGCCGAAATAGGTTCTGCGCGCACACGCTTTCCGCGTGTCGCATGAACTTTGGTAACAGGTGCATTTCTATCTACCTGTTGAAGCACCATAATAACCATGTCACCGCCGTTGTTTGTTTCAGCAACGATTCGGTCTGCCTTGTGTTTTCTAAATGCTTCAATTGCTCGCTTACCCCATTCGTTTGGAGTAGCGCGTATAGTGTCATCAGAGAGGACATAGAAGTGTCCGTCTGATGCTGCTCCTGCTGTGATAATTCCTGTTTCATCGCTATCTTCTCCGCTCGTTACTGCTGGGTCAATAGCAACTACGATGCGGTATAGCGGTGGTACTTTGTCGGGCGTGACGCGAGTATCTTCTATCCAATAGCGCTGCCATAGTGCGCCTTCTGCCTGTTCCAGCAGTTCGCCGTATAACTCTTGCCTTCCTGTGCGCGTACCTTCGTAGCGCGCCTTCAGTTCCGCTAGCGCGGTTTCAGACAAATTCCTTGCGTTATCAAATGTGCTTCCGCGAGTGACAACTACTGAGCCGTCAGTACGCGATACCCAGTCACGAAGTAACTTGATGGGCTTTGGCGTTGTTGTTGCAACGATGCGTGGTCTTTCGCCGATACGCAGCGCAGGTGCTAAACCTTCTGTCCAAGTTTCATACGGATAAGGCCAAGCAGCAACCTCATCAAGCCATGCGCCTGATAAGTTCAGACCGCGACCGCTATCGGGCGAATCCGCACCGAACATGTGAACTATCTGTCCGTCTTTGAAAGTAATCTTGTATGACGATTTGTTATAGATATAATCAACATCAGGCACTAGCCCACGATTTCGTATTGAAACCAGCAGCCCTGATGGACCTTCTACGCAGACTGTTTTCGTATCGCTAAAACGCGGTGCGATAATTGCCCATTGCGTACCCGTGCCGTCAGGTGCTTTTGGCGTTGTCAATATGCGTTCCGTAAGCCACTCTGCGCCTGTGCGTGTCTTGCCCCAACCGCGACCCGACATAATCAACCAGATATTCCAGTCGCCTTCGGGTTCGTGTTGTTCGGGTCTGCCGATAAACCACCAAGGCTTGCGGTGTAGGCTGTGAATGTACTCGCTAGTTTGTTGGTTCAGCCATCGCTGTTGTTCCGCTATCGGTAACTGCGATATCTGTTCCCTGAGTGATAGACCCATTTACGCTGCCTTCGTTAATGAACTCGAGAATTGCCTTCTTTGCTTCCTCTATGTCTATTTGAATCGGTGTGCCATTCGGACCTGAAATCTCTGCGCGGATTTTGTCGTTCCTTCCCCAGCGTTCTGCGTGCTTTCTTTCAAGCCACCACGCTGCCGCTTGCCATCTGCCGTTTTGTGCTGCTTGTTGAATACGCACAACCGCATCAGCCTCAGCAGCAGCAAGAGCGCGCAAGACAGACTCCCGAAATTCCCGATAGTCTTTCTTCGCGTTAGGTTCTTGCGCTAACTCCATCCAGCGATAGAAAGTTGTTTCGCCTATTCCTGCTAGTTCAGCAGCAACCTTTTGGTCGTTTCCTGCCCGTAACGCACGGATAAGTTTTTCCAGCGTTTCCGGTGTTAGTTTGCTCGGTCTAGACATCTACTCTTGGCAATTTCTCGAAGGTAATTGGTTTCAAGCGAATATTTTTGATTCCGCCAGCCTTCGTTACAACTTTACATAGTTCAGGATAGTGCGCTTCCATTTCGTACAGTACCCGTGTGTGGTCTGTCTGCCTATCGGCTACTCCGCGTGTTTTGAGTTCTGCGTCAATACCGCCAGCAGCAAAATACTTGGTAGTAGGGCAGAGATATTCGAAACGCACGACAGAGCCATTCTGAATAAACGAGCGAATCGTGCTTTCGTAGTCATCGCCCGATGCTTCGAGCAGTCTGTCTTTACCGATAAACACAGGGTCGCCAGCGTAACAGCCGTAGAAAAGTCCGATGATATAGCGCAGCCCTACGGAGATATGGTCGTGAAGGAAAAAACCATTCTCAACAGGGTTGATTCCCCACATTGTTGCGCCGACCTGTTTCGCCGTCTTGAAGCCAAGTTCAACGAGTGCGTCTAGGTCGCCTTGCCAATCCTCTAATTTCCCGTCTGCCGTACGCTGCCGAAGGCGGACAACATCATCGTCCATGTTCAGTAGCGGTGTGCCTTTGGGATAGTAGTGATGATAAAACTGTTGTTGCTGGATTTTGCCCAAAACACCTGTGACTACGCGGTATTTATGTCCTAGCACATACCGATAGTGGTCGCTTTCTTCTTCTCCTGCCACGAATACCGTGATGCGGTCAGGGTCTACTTTCTTGCTCTCTAGCCATACGAGAGTCTTATCGCGCAATAATTCGGCGCGCTTGTACGAAGGTATTGCTATTTGGTAATCCATCGCCTTCCTTCCGTTATCAACCGCCGAGTATGCGCGGTTTCGTTTCGCCTTTCAGGGCGGAAGCGAATGCGAGTTCTCGCTCGGTTCTGCGTTTGCGTGCTTCGGCTTGTTCGACTGCGTAAGTAAAGCAGTCTTTCATACCGCGTAAGCAGTAGTACACGACAGTATAACGATAGGCGTCTTTCGTGATGTGCTGAATAGGCGTTACGCCGTGAAGTAGTCGGAATCCCGGAAAGAACAACACCCAACCATCGCGGCATTCAATAACAGCGTTATATTCAGGAATGCTGAGATAACCACCGCGAGTGCCACGCCGAACAACAGGCATAGCAGACCACATATCAAAATTATTGCCGTCATAATGATACGGAAGCGTGGAAGTTTTATTGACAACACCGCTAGTCCAGAGAGAGCGCTCCGAAATGCGCCACTCATCAGCAACCGCCGATGTTTCTTTTGCGTCTTTTTCATAAATTTCGGGCGCGATTTCGCGCATGATATCGCTCAAAATATCAGCAGTCTGCACTAATACATCGTGTTCTTCGGGTTGTTCGTGCGACATTGAAGTAGGGCGACAAGCCTCGCGTGTTTGAAATGGCTTGCGTGGTGCCATGCCGAAAGTACGGCTGTTGTTCTGTACGCCTGTGCTGCGTGTTACGCCTGTCGCGCTGTATTTGATTCCGCGTACTGCGTTACGAAGATTCGCAGTCACATCTGCGTCCATCTTCAAATAAACAAGGAATGGCTCGCCTGTTGTTTCATCAACATAAATGCCTTCTTCAGTAATGTTGGCTTCAATTTCAGGAACGAGTAATCCCTTCATTTCGCGCACATCATCACGAGTGATAACTTGCTTGACGGGAAATACTGTTAGTTCTTTCATTGTGTTGGCACCTCAGAGTTGGATAGTTCGGCAATCATGCGCAGAATAGTATCTGCATTACTGTCTGTTCCGAAGCGTTCGCGCAACTCTGTAAGTTTTTCCATCGCCCAAATGTATTGGTGTTGTGGGAACTCACACATAAGCAGACGAATAGTTCTTTCCGCATAGCGTTGTGCGCGTTCTTCGAGTGTTGTTGTTGCCAACACATTTTCGTGTGCTGGTGCAGCAGCAACACCAAACTCAGGTGCTTGTTGCTCGTCTAGTATTGCGAGCAAGTCATCAATATCTGCTGGCTGATAGCCTGTTCCTTCGAGCGAAATATCTTCAAGTAAATCTAATAATGCTTGCTCATCGTAAGTGCCGAGGTCAGCAAGGCGGTTGTCAGCAGCAACAATTTTCTTTGCGCCTTCGTCATCAACATCGATTTCGACAATGTTGATTTCTGTCCAGCCTAGCGACTGTGCCGCTTTCCACAGGTGATTTCCTGCGAGGATTTGCTGAGTTGCTTTGCTAACAACTATTGGCTTGTACTGTCCGTTCGCTTTGAGAGATTCCGCGAGCGCAGCGACATTTCCCTTGCGAGGATTGCCTTCAAACTCTTTTAATGAGTTGATAGCGACTACTTTTGTTTCCATTTGCCTTCTCCTATTTCACTATGCTTGCGAAATACGCAATCGTTTTCTGTAAGCCTTCGTCTAAAAATGTCGTAGGCTGCCAGTCCAACTGTTCTTTTGCGTAGTTAATATTCGGCTGACGCTGTTTCGGGTCGTCCTGCGGTAGTGATTTGAAAACTAATTCAGATTTGCTGTTCGTATATTTCAATACGAGTTCAGCGAGTTCCAGCATTGTGAACTCAACAGGATTACCTAAATTCATAGGTCCAACAATATGATTCGGCGTTGCCATCATTTTGATAATGCCGTGTACTAAATCATCGACATAACAGAAACTTCTTGTTTGTTTGCCGTCACCATAAATAGTTATCGGTTCATTGCGCAATGCTTGAACAATGAAATTGCTGACAACACGACCATCATCTGCTGCCATGCGCGGTCCATAAGTATTGAAAATGCGTATAACTTTGATGTTCAAATCGAACTGTCGCCAATAATCGAAGAATAAAGTTTCTGCAACGCGTTTGCCTTCGTCATAACACGCGCGAATACCAATAGGATTTACTTTGCCCCAGTATGTTTCCGGCTGTGGGTGTTCTTCTGGGTCGCCATAAACTTCCGATGTTGATGCTTGTAAAACTTTTGCGCCTGTGCGTTTTGCTAGTTCTAGCATATTGATAGCACCGCTTACGCTCGTCACAGTAGTTTGTGTCGGATAGCGTTGATAATGTACGGGCGAAGCAGGACACGCTAAATTGTAGATTTCATCTACTTGCAAATATAACGGCTGCGATACATCATGTAATAAAAATTCGAAATTAGGATTATCGCGGAACGATGCGATATTGCGTTTGTTGCCCGTGTATAAATTATCAGCAACGATTACTTCATTGCCTTCTGCGAGCAATCGCTCTGTCAGGTGCGAACCTAAAAATCCTGCGCCACCTGTAACAAGTATTTTTTTCATTGCGCCTCCGTACCTACAGAAGAAGTCTGCCTAGCGCGAAAGGGTAAAACGCACTAGGACAGACTTCTCCCATTGGCAGGAAGTGTAACATACTAAGGCGTGGAAGTATTCCTTCCCTGACCCAGTTTGCCTCGGTATGTTTGTAGTGCCAGCACATCTTGTAGGTGAAAGGTACTCCTACGCGACTGCCTTCCGACTGGCACTAATTGTTTTCGGTGAACCAACTGACGGAGGTTGTTCTTGCTGATTCCCAAAAGCATGGCTGCTACTTCACTATCAATGATTCCGTTGCCTTCTGTCATTGTTCCTCTAAAACTTTCTTCAAATTGGCGATGCGAGAGTAAGCATCTCCGCCTGCACTCATGACCTGTAACAGTTCCTTAGCCATATCTCTGCGTATGCCCCAATACATCTGCGCGCAAAGCATGTCATGATTCAGTTTTTTCGTATTGTTGTAGTTCGTGAAACGCAAAACATTGTTGAGAATGTCCTCAACGAACTTGTAACGCTCGGCTACCATTCAATGAATAACCACAGAGGTCCAAAATCTATGTTGAAAGACCACCTGTCCACGCATATTCCGAGTCCGAAACGCCAACTAATGCCACCGCCAATGGTGACTTTGCCTACCTGTTTGAATGAACTTACCATGGGAAATCCTCGATAGGTTCTTCGTCCGATTTATCGGAACGCGGTTCCTGTGGTTCAGGTGCATATTTCGGCACTATGCCAACACCATCAGCATTGATTTCAAGTGCGGTGCGCGCGTTGCCTTCTTTGTCTGTGTAGTTTGCTACTTGTAGTCTGCCTGTAACAATTGCTTTGTCACCTTTCTTGAGTGCCAATGCTGTTCCGGCAGCATCACGATTCCATACGAATACGCGGAACCATGTTGTATCGCCATCTACCCACTCGTTGCCTTGTTGTTTGCGCGGAGTATTAGCGATGCTAAATGTTGTAACGGGTGTGCCTTTCGGTGTTTTCTTAAATTCGGCATCCGTTCCCAAGTTACCGATAATGGTAACTATCGGTTCACCAGCCATAGCCATTCCTTTCGAGATATTTATAGGTGCCTTCCTGCGTCAGTATAACAATATCCCCGTTCGGAAGCGTAACAGGACACTCCGCAGGGTCAGCCCAACTTGAAACCATATAGCCTTTTTCAAGTGCGCTGCTAGGGTTGTTATGTACCGAATCCGTGTCAAGGTTGTGACACTCATGGTGTAACGCAAGAAAATTAGTGATTTCGTCTTTGCCGCCACGACTGCGCAGTTTGCGATGATGAAGCGCCCAAGAGTGCGGAAGTGACCCACCGCATTTTTCGCAGTACCCTCTCGCGCGTGCCCAAGTCAAAGCGCGTAGCACCTCTAGTTGCTGAGCCATGTACGCAATTTTCCAGTCATCGGGTCTTTGCAAGCAGTATTGACACAGACGAACATATCGTTTATACGCATCACGGACTTGTGCGCACATTGTCCGCACACCATCTCGGACTCGTAGGTATAAGTGTCGCCGTCATTGACTTTGACCCGAATACGGGTATGCCAATGGATTACCTCATCGCCTAAAGTTTTCGACAGCGATTTGCGTTTGCGAACAATATCTTCCCATACAAGGTTGAGCCATTCGATTCGTGACATAACAAGCGGACATGGACCTACTTCTGTTTTGCGAACAGGAACAGGTAACGCTTGTTGAATTTCGCTTGCGACAAAATATGTCGTCTTGTGTGTCCATTTATGAAAATCTAACATCATGCTAAGAGTGCCAAGTGGCAACGGATAGCGCTGCGAAAACTTCGGCGCGCGCCCTTTTTCTCCTGAATCGTGTTTGTAATATTCCCACACTCGGGGATAGTCGCTCAGGATTTCTTCTAATAATTTCATGTGCCTAGTTGCTCAATCGTTATCCACACGCCTTCCACAGACCCGTATGATTTACTTGCTGAGATTAGCGTTACTTGCGCATCATCAACATAAGCGACACCCGTAAGTCCATCGAGAACTGCGCGAATTAGTTTATCTAAATCAGGCTTGACCCATGGCATTGAACGCGAACTTGTTTTTGGTTTGATATAAATGAATTCACAACTAACTTTCACAGCACCATCAACAGGTCGATAGCCTGAGAGTTCTGCGTTACGCGCAATATCAGCACGCCATACTGCTAAATCTGTTGCTCTTGCGTGAATAGGGCGACCATGAATAAATTTCAGCGAACCCTGCGGAACGGGTCGCCCTTTCACGAAGAACGAATCCATCAATACCACCGATTCTTTTGCCAAAATTGCCAAGCGTTACATGGATTATTGTAACGGATAGAAATATAATTCAATCCCCAAACTATCTGCCCTCGCGTGTCGTTAAGGAAGGCAGTTTTTTCGGCTTGAGTATTTCTTGGCATATTGCGTTGTGGTATCCCATGGTCATTGGTAGGGCTGACTGCTTTCGGATTCCATGCGGACTCTTTGCCCCATAGTTTCGATAGGCAGCCATACTGCTGTTTGCCCCATGCGTATTCTGTCTTGGCAATATCACGAGCAATTGCCCTAGGGTCTGTCAATTTCTTGACTTTCACAGGGTCTATGACTGGTGACATAGTTGCCGATAACGGCGCTGTAAAGGTGAATAGGGCTGCGAAATACGCAACCGCCAGCCCTCGTACCTTCCATTTTCTTTGAGCCTTCCTATAGCCTTCTACGGGTTTTATTGTGCTCATTGAAGTACCTCATAACGCTCTAGTCTTGGAGCGTTCTTCTTCTTCGTAGGCTTTGAATTTAGATACAGTAGAGCGAGCGCGTAGTCGCTCCTGTAGTTCCTGACTTGAACGGGAACTTGCCTGAATATTTGCGCGTTCAGGGTCGCAGGTCGGACAAAATCGTACACCTTCGAAACGCTCTGATACAACTTTGGTATTCCCATCTTTTGTAACAGTTTTCTTGTCCTCGTAGTACTCGACCCATATATAACCATATTCGCATGGTTCACTATGTGTACAAATACAACCTGTTTTTCCACAATGATTCATTACATACCCTTTGTTCGGAATGGATTTTTTCTTGGTTTGTACGGGCATTCCTCAAGGTGCGCGTCCATTTTTTCGCCCACTCCTTCGTGCCTACCCGATTTCCAGATGACTATGAAACCACAATTGTGAAAACAACTCATGCTTTCATAGCCCTCTGGAATCTCGTATCCGTTTTCTAGTATCATGCTTTCCTATCCGCATACATTCTTTGGGCTATCCTAAACGCATAACTCACAAGGTCAGTCAAATCTTTTGCGGCTGCCTCGTCAATAGCGAGTAGGGCAATTCGTCCGAACCGCTTGGTCATTTGACCGATACGGCTAATCTCTGCGGAAGTCAGTTTGCGTGACTGCAACTCAGCGACATACCACGCTGTCAGCGCGATACACCCACCGATATCGTTGTTGATATGCAGCGTATCCCACTCGTCCTCGACCAACCGCGACAGATTCCATGCGTTGATACCCTGCGAACGCGCTTCTGCAAGTTTGCTGCTAATCCTGATAACAGAATCCTTTGCAGACTTCACGCGTGGCAGCGGAATCGGAGTATCCGATTCGTATGGTTCTACCTCTTTAGATATATCGATAGATATATCTAAAGAATTGGGTTGGGTTGGGTTGGGTTGGGTTGGGGTTGGCGTTTCGAATTCGTTTCCGAAGTCATCAGGAAACGCATCGGAAACGCGTTTCTTTTGCGTTTCTCGATACTTTGCCAGCCTCTCCCGTGCCTCTGCTCGTTTGCCTTCTACCTTTTCCCGTGTCGGTTGATACTCGTCATACGAGCGTATTTGAAATCCCTTCGCCGTGCGTTCCCATAGGTTTTGGTCCTCGAGTTCGTCACTTGGTTTTTCAGGATTATCGCCTACCCACGCATTGACGATTTGATATGGGATATGCCCGTCTGTCAGTTGGCGGTTGGAATAGCACAGCCCTGTTATGAACAGGCGAAATGCCGTATCGGACAAGCCAATGACTTTCGGGTGGTCTGCGAAATTGTCGTCTAGCCGTACCCAGCCCACTAGTTTTCTCCCTTCACAGGTTGCAGAAATGTAACGAGTTGCTCGACTATCACAACATCACGACCTTCAATGTGATGGTGATATTCGGAAGCGAACGCATGAATTTCCTTGATGAATTCAGCACGGAAATAAGATTCCATGTGCCGATACATTGCTTGCGATACGCAAGCGCAGATAACAGTTTTGTCACCAACATCGCGTACGCCTAAACATTCGTGTAGGTCGCTCATGCTTGCGCTCCTTCGTGTTCGAATTCGCATTCGTCACAATGACACCAATCGCAACCTTCTATCGGACACTTGCCCCAATTGTCATCAGTCATCGTTGCCTCCTGTTGCTTTCACGGATAGACGCGCAGAGTCCTTGCCGACCTTAAATGGAACATATCCAAGTTTTTCGAGGACTTCTGCTTCGTCAATGGATTTTCGTCCTGCTACGGACGACCAAGCGATTTTCAAGCCCGATACAGTAGTTCCGTTAGCGCCTTCAAGAAATCCTTTGAGTCCGTCTTTTTCCGCCTCTAGTTTCCGTATCTCATCGCTAACTCGGAGATAGTCCTGTGCGACCTTATCAACGATAGGGTCAGGAATGTTGAAACTATCGGCTTCTGATTTTGACCGACCAGCACAACCCTTCGTGCCTGTCTTGTCATAGAACTCGCAGTAGTTACGGCAGAACACCGCGTCTTTTTCAGGCGCAGGTGGGTGCTTTGCGAACTTTACTTCCGACAACCATGCGAAGGCTTCATTTGCAACATTCGCATCGTACGGCTCGCTGTGATAAACAATGTCGTTCTCAGTACCATCACGCGGAATAGCAACAAGCGTGACAGTATTTACTTTCTGACCTAAGACATTTTCAATAAGCCAGCCGTATAACTGAACTTGCCAGCGCTGTTGTCTGCTCGGAAAATACGCGAGGTTGCGCATCTTCGTAGACTTCCAGTCAATGACTTCGCCCAATTGTTTATCGAACATATCAACATGACCACGCAGTTGTGCTTCTTCTGAATACACTTCTGTTTCCAGCAAATATCTTTCGCCGAACGGGTCAAGACGATGAAACGCCTGTTGAATATACGAATGTATTGCTGTTCCCATCATGCTACTGAAACGCAATAAATTGCTGTTCGTTTTTTCCGCGCCGTTGATTTGTAGCCACAATTTGCGTGCGCAACTACCTACCTGACTCGGACCTATATCAGTTTGTTTACCGCGTGATTCTGATAAACCAGCAGCAGTAATGGCTTTGACTAATTCATTGGCTGCTGACATTTTGCGAACTCCGTTTCTTAACTGTTGCCTCTATGTAATATTCCATAGCGTTGTAGATTTCGCGCCAAATTGCATCATCGATTTCCATAAAACGAATGACTTGAACCCACTCGTCATCGGTCAACGCAGCCTCGCCTTCGTGATGATTTTTCAGGTGTTCATCGGCTTCATCACGCAGAGTGATAGCAGCGAATACTTCGCTGTCATCAAGATATGGCGCGATTAGTTTTTTTACTTTTTCTATTTTCATTACCCTTTGCCCTTTCTTACGCTATGTCCATTGAAGCGCGTACGGAGGTGCCGATAGAACGCGCAATATCTACTTGAGTGCGAACGCGAGCAGCATTTCCGCGCGCAGCCTTCACTAATGCTTCGGCTGTTTGAAGTTGATGCCACTCCTGTTCACATTCGACAAGTGCTTTGTCAGCAACATCGCCTACGCGCAATTTCAGATTATTCATGCCAATGTTTAATCTTGCCCGAGCGATAGCGATTTCGAAAGTTGCCTTGACGCCGTGATATAACTTCTCAGCATCTACAAGTTCGTCATGCGCTTTGTCGATTTCCTTGCTAAGTTCGTAGAGTCTTGCCTCTACTCGTTCAGGTGTTATCGTCATACTTGCCTTTCCGTTCCGCAGGTGGAACATGGTTGTTTATGAATAGTCCACGCACCGCAATACGCACATCGCGCAATAGGTTCGTGTCTTGCTGGTCTTGTTGCCGGAACAGCGTGAGGGTATGTCAATGCCCACCCGTCACGCCACGAATATGAACCTGTCATGACTCGAGCCACAATAGGAACTCTGCCCATAATTCTTGCCAACGCGCTAACCATTCGATTAGCGATTCCGAGAATAGAGGAATTTCAGGTTCAGGTTGCGTTTCGACAGGTGCAGTCGTAGTTGTTGTCGTATCTGAATTTATGACAGCGCCAACAGTAGCCGTATCTGCGACTGTTGTGACTGTGCTTGTTTCTGTAATGACTGTGCTTGTTTCTGTTGTGTTCGTAGGTGTTGGCGTAGGTGTTGGCGTAGGTGTTGGCGTAGGTGTTGGCGCAACAGGTTGTGGTTTAGGTTCAGGCGTAGGCTGTGGTTCTACTACTGTCGGCGTGACAATGACAGTAGTTTGCGTAGGCGTTATTGCCACGAATGTATTTTTCGTAGGTTCTTCTTTGACTACGAGAATTTGATTCGGTTGCGCACCGATTCCTGAATTGTTGCCATTGCTATCTGTCCTGCCTTGTAACACATAGCGTTCCCCTGCTTTCAATGTCAGTCGTGAATACAGAGAATTCGGGTTGCCACAAGTACCAGCATCGCAAACGATTGCACCGCTTACGACTACACCATTACTATCAACGATGACATACACATCTGCTCGCGCAGGAATGACTGTTGAAACCAATAGAACAACTAACAATATGATTAGTTTTTTCATCATCGCTCCTCGAATAAAAACGCAGGATGCTCATTGCGTTCTACCCAAACAATGCAGTCATGCCCTTTCTCGTTCTTGCGTGTTCTACCTGAATCTATTAGGTAGCCATCATCAACGAGTGTTTTTCTTGTAGGGCGAAATGTGTTTCCATCGATGCCGAGAAAGTTTTGCGCTTCATCATCAGTCGCACCATACACACCGCGCCCTGTGAAATACGAGTGAACGCGGTGACGAATAGTTCCTGAACGCGGCAATACAGATTCGGCAGCAGCACGACTTGTTCGCTGTGCTTTCTTGCCGACTATCACAGTATTGTCGCTGACGGCGCGCAATGGTTCTTTCTTGCGTAGCGCTTTCTGTGTGTGATAGTGCTTAACGATGATATCGTAGACTTCTTCCATTGTTTGGTGATAGCAAGTTTCGCCCGTAGCGTCCATTTTGATAGCGTCAAAATTGGCAGGGTGAAACAGGCATACGAAATTATCGTGGTCGCCTATCCATGGCAAATAGTCGCTAGGGCGCGTGAGTTGTTCCTCGCACCAATAGCAACTATCTTGTAGTAGTTCCATGTTCTTTCCTTCCTTCTGCTAGTGCCTCTAGGAACAAATCGCAATTGTCGCGAGTCCAACGCATAGTGGCTTCCGCTAAATCGGTGTCGCCACTTTGCGCTGCGTTAAATAATTTCTTGCTGGCTTGCGTGAGGAAATCCGCAACCATTGGATTCAGCGTGTTGTTAATCATTGTTGGTCGCAACTTTCTCTAGTACCAACATACGCAGAGTTTTGCCTTCGCCATCAGGAACGATTTCGTCTAGTAATGTTTTGTTTTTATCCCAAAACTTTTTCAAATCTTCCTTGGTTTTGCACTCGTTGAATTTTTCCATGATGCCTTCCCAGTCGGTTTCGCTTTGAGGCGATACAGGCTGGACGACCTCAGCCACCACAGGCTCTAGAGTGACCTTTACAGGCTTGACTGTGGAATCCTGACCCGAATCCGCTTGGCTCATTTCTTCGTCTGTGTATAGCCCTGACAAGTCGTTTGGGAACGCCTTGCGTAGCGCCAAAGATTCAGCGCATTTTGCGAGCATGAGGTCGGGCATTTTTTTCCACACGGGCGATGCCAACGCATACGAATCCCATTTTGCTACTGCGTATAGTGGCTCGGCAAATCCTTTGCGATATACGCCAACTTTCGCTGCGTATGGTGGAGTCTTGCCAATCCAAACATCTTTCCATACGCCATCTTCGCCGCACCAAAATGGTCCTGCTTGTCCTGCGTATTCGCCTGAACGCTGCGCAACGATACGCAAACCATCAACCGATGTTTGTATTCCGTAGCGTCCGCCTCGTTCTATCATGTAAATCTGACGAGCGAATGGGTCGAGTCCTGTTTTCTGTGCTTGATGGAAAAACACGGCGAGGTCGCCGTTGCTCGCATTGTTCAAGCCAAGTTGCTTCAACGCAGCGAGTTGCTGATTTGACCAAAAATCTTGGTCGTTTTTTATTGCTAGTGAAGTAGTCATAGGTTTGCCTTCCTGTTCGATTACTTGTTCGGTATTACGGGTGTGCGTATTTCGCCACGCCATTTTTCTATCGTGCTGTAACGCCATAGCGGTGTGCGACCATATTCGCGGTCGGGTGCTGGCATTTGCCCACGCGCTTTGTATGCGCTAATGGTTTTCGGCGATACGCCGAGTAGTTCAGCGACTTGCTGTGAGGTGAGAAATACATTCGCGCCTTTGAGCATATCGAGGTTATCTCCGTTCTTGAATGTGCCGAGTCGGAATTCGCCGACTTCGGGAAGTGGCCAGATGTAAGGAATGTTGTCAGGAAGTTGCCAACCGCCGTAATACTCAGGGTATTTACGGATAAGGTTGGAGCGATGCGTCATGTGAAGTAATTCGTTATTGACCCACCACGGATATTTTCCTGCTTTCGCTCGCGTAAGTTGTGCGTTTAAATCGTTGAAGATTTCGCACATATTCCAACCATCGAATCCGCGTTCGTAAAACTCGATGGAAATAGTCAAGCCGTAAAGAGCCAAGTCGGCTTCGTGACCGCGCCACATGACTGTCGCAGGGTGATTAACCCAAGCGCCAGTATCGTCATAGTCACCGCGTAATGCTTTGAGAATTTGATATGTTTCAACGCGCTGTTTCCCTAAACGCTTGTCGTCTAGGACTTTTGCGGTATCAACATAGTTGTCGTGTGTCATGAAAGTTTGCATAATTACCCTTTCTGTCCATAGTAACACTTCGCACACAGAGATACGCGTTCGTTGTCGCGTATGACTAAATGCGTGTATGTGCATTTTTGTTTACATTTTTCGCAACGACTCATCAGTATCCCCACATAACTGAACAAGCGCCGGAATCACAGTTCCACCATGTTCCGTTGATGGCGACAATGACTGCGCCGATAACTAAACCAACGCAGATTCCGACAACGATGCGTCCGCGCCGTGTCAGAATAGATTTTGATTCTTGTGCGTCAATAGCCATAAGGCGTAACGCAAGTCCTGTGCCGAATAGCGCAGCGACTATGTAAAGTATTGCTGGATATAACATGATTACCCTTTCTGTTGTGGTTGATTTTACAGTATGAAACGGCAGATACAAGAATAGGCGCGCCCACCGACAATGATGAGCGCGCCGAATTTCTTGATACTGCTAACTACGCATTCATTAGGAGTGCGTGTGCCTTGTTCTTGATAGCGTCAGTTGCGCCGAGAATGTTTCTCTCAGCACGAACAGCATTCTTGTTCTCGCCACCGCGTACTGCCTGTGCCCAGTCAGCCCACTCAACAACAGCGTTGTAAGCAGCCCACGCAGTATTCGCTACATTCTGCTGTGTTGGCGCGTACCACAGAGCAGTAATCTCTGCGCGCTTGGTGTCAATGCTGTTTTTCTGTCGCTCGCTAGCGTCCTTGTGTGCTGCTGGTACGAGTTTCTCAACAAACTTCTTGAAGTCCTGCTCGTTCATGCTGCGGTTGAGCAGATAATTAACTTCGCGTTCGAATTCCTCTTGGTAGCGCCAAACGACACCGAGAGTTTCGCGTGCTTGTTGAACTTTCGCAGTAGAGCCAGCAGTATGCTTGAGCGAAATCTTGCTAACTGCGTGGTCGAGCGCGAGGCGAACTGTGTTCGTGCATACTGCGCGGATAGGTGTAACCGCAACAGTAAACGCGGACGAGCCATCGTGACTGTTGATAGCCATGATGTATTGGTTGATGGTATCAACGCCAGCAATTGTCATCGCTTCGGGGAATTTCATCGTCATGAATACGCGCGCGCCATTATTGAGCGAACCAGCAGTTTCGAACTTCGCACCCGAATCATCGGATAGGTAGTTCAAGAACTCAAAAGCGTCTGCATTCTGAATCGGTGTATAGCGGTCGCCAACTACACCAAGAGCAGCCAACCCTTTCTTCGGGTGGTCGCGGTATGTGATGAACTTGTTGCCAACAGTAAGAACTTTGCCATCAACAACAGCGCCAACATTGGTGTCGCTAACTTTAACTTCCCAATTCAACTGTGCTGTTTCGAGTGCGTCCTGTGCTGTTAGCGCGTCAGGTGTAACTGTGCCGAGGTTGTGCCATGCTGGTTCGCGGTTGGCGAAAAATGCGCTAGTGCCGTCAGCGAACTGTTCGATGTTATGTGCCATGAGTATTACCCTTTCAAGATAGTTTCAAACGAGAGGCTCGTCAGTAGTGCCATTCAGCACTAGACCCTGCCGAAGCAGGGTTTCGCCTTAATCTTTCATACCAGCAGATTCACAGAAATTCTGTATATCTATGCCTGTGTAATCTCCGATAATAGACGCGCCATTAGATGTTGTAACAGACAGCGCACCTGCGAACATATTTGTTACGGAATCTAATGCTTGAACTGCTGCTGGTTCTGTGTGTGTTTTGCGAGCCTCGCGAATAATTGCTGCGATGACTCTGTCGTCTAATTGGTTCATCGTGATTCCTTTACGATAGTAGGAATGTGTTCGCGTGTTCCGTTGTCAGTAAGTAAATCGTGTTTAAATAGACAACCTACGCAACAAAACATACGAGTCATTTCGCCGTTGTCGTAAATGAACCAACGATAATGTCCGTGTGTGCCTGCAGACCTTCCGCACATTTCGCAATCTTTCATCACGCACCTACCATGTACTTGTTAGGCTTAACGCTGTTAGTTCTGACAACGCTTGTGTTTGGAAGAATCTCTACTAGGTCTTTCGCTTCGGCTTCCGCAGCGAATTCGTTTCCTGCTGTTACTACAACTTCTACTGTCAATTTCACTACATATTCTTTTGTCATGATTACCCTTTCGTTGTTTGCTGACCTCGTCAGTTACCGCGTTACGGTAAGACCGCCCGTAGGCGGTTTCGGTCTATAACTTGATTTCGCGTCTAGCGATTTGCGCATAGATGAAAAACTTTTCTAGCGCGTCTTGTGCTCGTTGTTGAAGTTCTTCGATTTTATCGACACGCTGCGACAAAACCCATGTTTGGTTGAATCCGCCATTTTCGCGGAACTTGTCAGCAACATATTGCGCTTTTTCAACAAGTTCTTGCGAAGCGTCTAGCGCGTCTTGTGAAGCGCCCCAATAAGTGATGTAGTAGTAGCGCATATACGCACCGATAGTGCCTTTAGCGTCACTCATTTCAAGTGTGTATGTTTCATCGTTTTGGCGAATCGTGTAACGAATCATCGATACTTTATTGCCATAAGTGCTTTCGCCTTCGTACTCACCGATAGTTTCAGTTGTTACATACTTAGATACGAACTTGGCTTTTTCTGCAACGGCTGTACTCATTTGTGATTTACCCTTTGTTAGTGCTGATGGACTCATCAGTGCTGGCATTTACCAGCAGACGCGGTATTGCTACCGCGTTTCGTCCTAGTAACCGCGTGTCAACAAACTGTGCAATTTCACCAAATACAAATAGTGTTCATTTGATAGAACTTCGTGTTCGTTGAGAAGCGTTTGATTAACAAGAATCGCTAAATCATTCAATTGACCGCGTGTCATAGTTACTGTTACTTCTTTGTCAAGATAGTTAGCGATTGCTGCGTTGCTTGCCGCGTGAATGTCTTGTGCCATGATTTTACCCTTTCGTAACTGAACTCATCAGTAGCAGCAGATACTGCTAGACGCACATATTGCTATGCGCGTTTCGTTCTCTACAATTCTGTCGTCGTAGTTGCTGTTCTATAGGCAGTGCGCTTACCACATCCGATTTACGGAAATAAGTGGCTAGTGATGTATCACGGGCGATGCCATCAAACACAACGAACGCGCGAACGCGTTTCGACTATCTGAATTCTGCTATGTAGTTATCTAGTTACAAATGAGCAAACGAGGGAGTTGTCGCGCGCGGTCAGACCGCCTTCGGTTCCCGTCATCGTCATCATGGGAGAAGTATTACAGGCTCAGGCGGTAAAAGCAAATCAGGCTGGCAGAAAGTTTTGGCGCGCCGTTCGAGCGTGCAGGCTCGACCCTGAGCGTGGCAACTTGAGCCCTGTGCGCCTATTACAGACCCGAACAGCCTTGCCCAAGGGTTTTCCCCCGTGCCGCCTCTAAAAATCGCTCTAATAGCCTCGCCTCACAGGGCTGGACAGGTGCGCTATTCTTCGGACATGGCTATGGCTCGGGTCGTGATAAATCTCGGCGGACTCAATGTCAAAATTGAACAAGACGCTGCGTATCCTGACATCATTACTGATATGTGTAATCGTGCTGCGGTTTTATTCGCAACATCATTAGCACAAGCTACTAGCGCAGGACTAGAAATCATGGCATCAACTTGGGTTGATTACGGCGATGATGATGACGAGGACGAGGACGCATAAAAAAAAAGACCCCCCACCGAAGTGAGGGGTAACTTTTGCCACCTTTTGTTACTAGGTTGCTAATTGACCAGCACCAGCGACATACGCAACTGCGTCAATGTAGTTGTCCGTGTGCGTTGGGTCATTAGCAATTCTTGAAATCTTCATAAGTGCCAGCATACATCCGACCATGTGTGCCGGAATAGGTTCATCTAGTTTTAGTACGGCTGCCCATAGTTTGCCGATGCGTTCCCATGATTCTTCAATAGCACCATAGGTATCTTGTCTGTTGCCACCAATAAGGCAACTCGCTTCCGCAAGTATGTCGTCAATTTCCATTAGTCGAGCCAAATCTTATATGCGGCAGTTACTCTGCCTTTAATTGGGTCAACGAAATGAAGTCGTTGTGATGGTGTTGCGCTTGCCGCCAACATGACACCAGCATATCGATTATCCGATTCCGTGCTGCCTGTTTGATAGACGCTTCCTTGTCCGTTTGCCATTGGCCACTCTGCGTGTGTGTGGTAGTGACCGATATACACATCTCGGAAATCCCAATCGTATGCTCCGCTTCGCCAGCGGTTCGCGTGTTGAACGATGCCACTCGGACTCGCAAATCCATTCCGCCCAACTTCATCGCCATGGATAAGCAATGCTTTGTAGTTTCCGATTTGAACTCTCTGGATATCGTCTGGACACTCCTGCCATGTGAGTCGTTTTTCGTCTGATAACAATTGTCGCGCGAGTTCGTAGCACATTCTGTCGAAGTTGTCGCTGCGTGGAACATTATCTCGCTTGCTTCCAATACGCCCATGATTACCCCATTCTGCTACGACAGTCACCTTCTCGTAATTGCTCAAAGCGTAACGCACAACCTCTACCAAAAGTCGGCTTACCGTTACATATTGCTCAAAGAGTGTCGCGTCTATTTCGAACGCTTGCGTGGGGAAATTGAATAAACCTTCGACCATGTCGCCACCGAACATAATCGTTACATCGCGTACTGGGTGGTCGGCGCGCTGTATGTCCGTGATGCGTATGGCTTTCTTAGCAAAATCTAATACGCGTTTGCGCATAATCGTACTGTCGTAGGACACAGTTCGTTTCGCGCCTTGCCAGTCTGTTAAATGCCATAGCGCAACTTCGGGTTTTGTTTTGCGTTTGTCTGCGCTCGGCGCTGCTATTCCGGGAAACTTATCGTGCGCTAATACTGCGTCATAACACGACTGAATCGTAACTTCGACAAGTTCTTCCGTGCGTTGTTTTGCTTTCTGTAAATCTTTCTGCGCTCTTTGTAATGCTTTGCGCAGTTCAACGATTTCAGGATTCGAGTCGTGGTCGAGTTGTTCTAAATCGTCACTTAGCGACACCGGAACAGACCCCTCGCCTATGCCGCCCCACTACTCCATCTGAAATCGGATAGCCGTTTTCTTTTAACAACTTACTCAATGCTGTGTGACTAACTTTCGGTCTAGCCATTGCTGCTACGAGAGCATCGCGTTCGGCTTGGGGGAGTTCACCGAGTAGCGTACATACTCCGCAGAATAACGATTGTGCCTTCCCGAATGCTTCAACATTCGACAAATCGTCTAGTAATCCCATGACTACTTTTTCTTTACTGCTTTCTTCTTTTTCTTGTCTGCTTTTGCTAATTTGTTCAATTCGACTTCTACGGTATCGGCAATTAAACCGAACGCAGGGTCTTTAGGATTGATAGCGCGGAGTGCTGGTCCAAGTGTTGCAATAGCACCAGCGATAAGTAAATCTTCTGCTCCTGTGATTCCTGCGTTATACGCTACGAGAGCAGCGATAGCGAAAGAACGAACATACGATTCGATGGCTGATTTCATTTTATGATTCATTTCTGCCTCCTTATGGTCGAGCCACAGCCATAACAGTAGCATAGGGTCGCTTCTTTTCCGCGACTTCACCACCATTACTTTGTGAGCCCTTGTTGTCAGGTGAGGTATTACCTTCAATACAGACTAGGCGCTGACGCTTGACATTGTTCTTTACAACAATACCAACATGGTCAGGTTGAGCATCTGTATCAAACTGAAAGAAAACGATATCGCCTTCTTGCGCCTGTCCTACTGGTACTAACTTGTTCTTTTTCGTAAACCATTTCAAGCCAGCATCACACGAAGCAAAACCCTTTTTCGTGCTGGCTGCTACTGATGCTGATAGTCCTACTTTGTGATAAACCCACGATACGAACATGGCGCACCATGGTTGATTATTCATGCCATACCATTTGCCGAATTTAGTATCGTTATCGCCTGTTTCAGCGTACCCGAGTTCTTCGTATGCTGTCGCTACTATGTTATTCATGCCTGTCCTATTTCTTGTCGATTAGCAGCAGATAAATCTGGTCTATTCTGCCTTCTAACTTGTTTACTTTTGCGTCAATATCATTGACTTTGTCTTTGATACTTGAGCCACCATTAGGTTTGAGTTCGCTCAAATAGTCACGAATCAAAGACTTCGTGATGAATCTGTGCGCTGCCCATAATGCGGCAAGTACGGCAAGTACGCCTGATACTGTCGTTGCCCAGTCAGGTATAGACATTGTTATTGCACCTTTCGGTTATGCGATGAAGTATGTGCCGCTAATGTAGAAATAATCCGCAGTAGCAAGCGTGAGTGGTGAGTTGTGGTCAAATCTATTGTTGATTCCGTTTGAAGTCGGATAATACAGTTCTATATTTAGTGAGGCTGGTGCTAAATCACCAAGCAAATTCAAATGACTATTTGTACTTGTATCGTGTAATCCGCCTTGAATAACTGCGTGCATCTGACTAGGCAATCCTGTTGGTAATGTCAATGAATAATCACCTGTGCCAAAATTTGTAACATTCGTCAGCGTGACGAGAATATAGAAAGTAATCATTTTGCCGACTCGCGAATACTGACCAACAGCAGGATTGTTTGTATAAGTCAATCCTGTGCCTGACCAAGTTGAGGTAAACGGAACAACTGGAACGCCGAAAGCATTATCAGCAATTACAACCCATTTTGTGCCATCCCAATATTTGAGTTGGTCGTTGTAAGTATCGTAAAACGCATCACCAACATTAGGATTAGTCGGCGTACTTGTATTGAAATCTACATTAGGAAAATTGAAACGATACGCAGTTTCAAGCGCACGAATACGGCGGTCTAAATCCCAAAACATTTCCGAAGCAGTAGGTGGCAGATTGATGAACGGCATCTTGCTCCTAGTTGATAGTCGGTGGTGTTAGCGTAAGTGTAACGCGTTCAGGTCCGTCTTCACCAGGTTCTACGCTAATTGCCACGATGCGATATACCTGAGCCAAACCATAACCACTACCATTATTAGGAAAGCGGTCATCAGTGATACGCAATAAACATTCATCGCCAGTTTTGTATGAGCCGAGTACTGGTTCGGCGTAGGCAGGAACAACAATCTTTGGCGTGACGACAGCTACTTGACGCGCTGTTACTTCGCCTAATGTTTGCTGATACAACAAGTCAGGGTCGAACTGGTCGGTATAAGACACAGTATCTTCTAACAATGGCCAACCTGCTGCGATTTGATTTGTTGGGCTAACAGCCGTAGCACGAATTTTTGCTTCGTTGCTATTTGGTCCAATACCATACATTGTGTTAGCAGTCTGCGCACCGTCATCAGGCCATTCGTAAGTCACGATGTTCCCCGGAAACTCAAAGACAATCGCATCAGGGTTTGCTGCGTTGTATTGAATACCGCGCTGAGGATATTCTGTGCGTAGATATTTGCGTGGCTCTAAGAAAGCGTCATACGCAACATCGATATTCACATCAAAGCCGTCTTGCTGATTGCTGAGGTCTTTTACCGCGCCTGATACATCTTTGAATTCATAGTCAAAATACACACGCGAAACGAGTATGCCTGACAAATTGTTTGGTACTACTACGCCAATATCGCCACCTGTCACGCCTTGTGCTAATGCGACAAGGTCTTGTGCTACGAACAACTGGTCTTCGTTTTCATATACCAGCGTGTTAGTGATGCGTCTGCGCTCAAAATAAGACATGAACTCACGCGCTTGAAATGTAAAATGCTGACTGTCGCTATCCCATGTGCGTAACCAAATAACACCGCCCCAAATCAAAACACCATCTCGGTCTACATAAATCGCAGTACGAGCAGGTTCTGTTGAGGCGGTAATGTCATAGCCTGTTTCATTGATATCTGAACCGAGAATAGTTCCTTGAAAACTACCTGATGTGTTCAATACCTGTGTGAATGAAACGCGTGTTAGTGGGAGTTCAGCAAGAATATCGTTTGTTCTAAGGTCGGCGAACAAATACCGATATTGAGTAGCCATTACTACTCACTTACGGGAATCTCTACCCACTTCAGTTCATCTTCATTCCAAGTATATGGTTTGCCATCTGTCGGCATCGCAGTTGGTGCTTCCCACAAATAAGTATCTTGATTCAAAGTCCAAGATTCAAATGGTCGCGGAGCAGCAAAACCTGTACCGTCAAAAGTGAATCCGATACCTGCATAATTTTTATGAAGTGGTGTACCACCTAATTTGTGTTCTCCGCCATGAGTATTGTACGAAGTTTGAACCCATGTTCCACCAAGATTGCTTTCGCACCATTCTTTAGTGTCAGCGACAATAACGCGCAGAACTACATTGTCTTTATCTAATTCGGCAAAATGCGCCATTATTCTGTTTCCTTTTCTCCATATAGCGGTGATGCGTTGAGTAATTCTACTTCACGCTTCGTCATAATTCCGCCTTGTTCATCTAGTTTTGTGCGCGCTTCCATAGCGTCATCAGCAACAACATGAACAAGCATTGTTACTTCATAACTATATACATGGGTCATTTTTGTTTTTTTCTTTTCCATTGAGCCTTCTCCTTTATGCTGGATAACGAATGATAACTATACCTGAACCACCTGCGGCACTGCTTTGTGAGAAGCCACCGCCACCACCGCCACCGCCAGTATTTGCAGTTCCAGCGACAGGGCTAACTTGTGGGCTTCCGTTTCCTGAACCACCAGCGCCACCGCCACCTGAACCACCAGCGCCACCAGTAGCAGGTTCACCAGTTCCGTGAGCGCCACCACCGCCACCACCAGCACGCGTTACAGAAGTTCCAGTAATTGATGAAGCCAAACCATTACCACCAGCACCAGCAGTAGATGAAGAACCACCACCTGAGTTTCCATTACTTCCTGCGGAACTCGCACCGCCACCACCACCAGCAGCACCATTATTGCCACCAGAGTTGTAAGTACCTTGACCACCACTCAAACCTTGACCAGTAGTACCTGAACCGCCCGGAATAGTTGATGGACTTGAAGAACCACCAGTTCCGCCACCACCCGAACCACCATTTGCTGATGATTGCGCAGGAGAAGAACCACTTCCAGTTCCGCCACCAAGAGAGGTGATTGTGCTGAATACGCTATTGCTTCCAGCAGAACCATCAGTTGCTCCACCAGCACCTACTGTAACTGCGTAAGCCTGTACTGATAAAGATAATGGGTTTTCAGAAACGCTATTACCGCCTGAAGTGCCAACAGATGTGCGATATCCACCAGCACCTCCACCGCCACCTGAGAATCCGCCATTACCAGCACCGCCACCAGCGATAACTAAGAAATCAGCAACTAACGATTGATTAGGTGTAAATGTGCCCGATGAAGTGAATGTGTGAATGTAGTTAGTGCCATCAAAAGTGATAGTTCCACCAGTTGCTTTAGGCTGAACCATAGGATAACTGATAATGACAACACCTGAACCACCAGCACCGCCACCTGCGTTGGGAGATGATGTATCACCACCGCCACCACCACCGCCACCTGTGTTTGAGGCACCTGCTTGTGCTTTTGTTCCATTGACACTTCCATTACCACCACCGCCAGCACCGCCAGCACCTATAGCGCCATCACCGAAAGCACCACCACCACCACCGCCAGCATAAAATTGAGCAAAACCGCTAATTGAAGATGATGAACCAACACCACCTTGTCCTCCTGCGATATTTGAACCTGTCGTACCAGCACCGCCAGCACCACCGCCACCGCCACCGCCATAAGAAGGTGGCTGATTACCAGCACCATTTCCACCACTATTACCTTGTGATGGACTCGTTGAAGGAGTGTTTCCTGCTCCGCCACTAGCAGTCCATTGACCACCGCCACCTGAACCACCCGCGCCACCTGACGAATTTGGTCCTGCTGTACCGCCGTTATTTCCACCACCTCTACCGCCACCTGCGGAAGTGATAGTAGAAAATATGGAGTTGTTTCCTGCTGTGTTATCACCAGTTTGTTCATTGTTATTACTTGCGCCAGTTCCACCAGCACCGACAGTAATTGAATATGCTTGTGCCGTTACTGAAAATGCCGACCCTGTTCTGTATCCGCCAGCACCACCGCCTCCAGCGTGTCTTGAACCACCACCACCACCACCAGCGACAACAAGATAATTGACACTCAAAGATTCTGTCGGAGTGAATGTTCCTGACGAAGTAAAAGTATGAATCCAATTAGTTCCATCGGTACTTATATTTCCACCAGTTGCTTTTGGTGATAGCGTTGTAGTTGGATAACGAACAATGACAAGTCCTGAACCACCAGCACCGCCAGCAGGAATGTTGTTATTGTTGTAAGAGTTACCGCCACCACCGCCACCTGTGTTCGCTGTACCAGCAGAACCAGCAGAACCAGCAGGACCACCATTACCGCCACCGCCAATACCGCCAGCACCATTACTAACATTTCTTCCACTGTTAGTAGAACCGCCACCGCCACCGCCACCAGCGTAATATCCTGAAACACCTGTGCCTGTCGTGCTTGCCCAAGAACTAAATGCGTTTGTACCTGCTCCGCCGTCACCTGAACCAGTACCAACACCTGAATCTTGTCCTCTTACACCAGCCGCACCAGCACCACCACCGCCACCTGAGCCATAATAACCATCACCATAAGGACGCGGATTATTGTGACCACCTGTACCAGCATTATTGCCTTGTCCTGCTGTATTTTGTCCAAAAAAGTATTGGTCATAATAATTACCGCCACCACCTGAACCGCCATTTTGTCGTGTGCGACCACCACCAACAGCGGCAGTTAGCGATAAAGAACCACCAGTAACATTTGAATTAGACCCATTAGAACCAGCGGAACCTCCAGCACCCACCGTGACTGTGTAATTTGTTCCGTTAGCAAATGTTAGACCTTGAAGTGTAGGAACTAATCCGCCAGCACCACCACCGCCGCCAAAATCATTACTGTTTGGAGATTGTTCACCTGAACCACCACCTGCTATTACAAGAGTTTGTCCGTAATTGATTGTTGAAGTAGGAGTGAATGTGCCTGAAGAAGTAAATGTGTGATAGAAAAATTTACCGTCATAAGAAACAGTTCCACCAGTTGCTAAAACACCATTAGAAGAAGCAAATGAACCTGACGAATTGAATGTATGAATTGTGTAAGAACCTGATGTTGTTTTAGTTCCGCCACCAAAATAATAACCAGAAGCGACAGCAGAAGTTAGATAACGCATAATGACAACGCCTGAACCGCCATTACCTCCTGATGAAAACCCACCACCATTAGCGCCACCACCACCGCCACCAGTATTTGCGCTTCCGTTATTGGCTCCAGCATTTGCGCCACCACCAGTACCGCCACTACCACCGCTTCCATTATTGGCTCCGCCACCACCACCACCTGCGTATGTGACAGACGAACCTGAAATCAATGTGGCTACACCATTACCACCATTACCGCCACCTGATGAACCTGTTGTTCCAGCAGCACTAGCACCACCGCCACCACCGCTTAGGTTTCCTGATGTACCACCGCCACCATTACCACCTGCATAACCTTGATTACTTGTGCCAGCACCACCAGTAGATGTATTGGCACCACCACCGCCACCAGAACCACCGCTTGTACCATTATTACTTTCACCACCGCCACCACCGCCACCGAAAGAAACGATTGGCGTGATTGTGCCTCCACTTATGCTTGAAGTTCCGCCTTGACTTCCAGTTGCCGCAGTATTTCCACCACTCGTACCAACTGCGCCACCTGCTCCAACAGTGACTGTGTAAGTAGAATTATAGGCAAGGGTCAATGCACTTTCCAAAGAACCTCCACCGCCAGTTGCGGTAACAGTTGAACGCAAACCACCAGCACCACCACCACCAGAGTTATGCTTTCCTCCACCGCCACCGCCAGCAACAACTAAATAATCAACCGATAAACCGAGACGACCTGTTTTGGCTGAATCAAGAACTCCAATAATAGGCATTAGGCAATATCTCCTACTACATACCAAGTATCTGTGCCTGTTTTGATACAGGTAGCAGATGAGTTTTGTGCGCGTAGTTTAGGTGCTGTTGCAGTCGCTCCTGTTGAATTGATAGTTGTAGTAGCAGGAGTTGTTGCTTGAATTGTTAGTTGTCCAGAACCAGTTTGAATAATTGTGATTTGAGTTCCTGTTGGAAACGCTACTGAGCCGTTAGTAGGAATGTTGATTGTTCCTGCTGTTGAACCATTGCTTGCTAATAAAATATCGCCTTGGTCTGTAAGTTGAAGCGTATAAGCATTAGCAGAAAATGATGGCGTGACGAGAGGCTGACGAATGACAGCATCAGCAAAAGTTCCGCCTGAAATCGTTGGGCTAGTTCCAAATACAAGTGCGCCGGAACCAGTTTCGTCTGTTACAGCAGCAGCGAGATTTGCCGATGAAGGCGTACCGAGCCATGTTGCTACACCTGTACCGAAAGATGTGATTCCAGTTCCGCCATTAGCGACAGATACAGGAGTAGAAAGCGAAATAGTTCCGCTTCCTGTAATTGTGCCACCTGATAAACCAGTACCAGCAGTTACGCTAGTTACAGTTCCAGTTCCGCCGAAATAGGAAAGCGAGTTCCACGCAGTAGAACCATTACCGATTTTTGCTTTACCTGTATCACTTTCAAATCCCCACTCACCTGCGGCAAGAGTTGGATTTGTTGAAGTCCATTGTGCGGCAGTTCCGCGCCGTACTTGAATTTGTGTGACTACTGCCATTATGGAGTTCCCCCATTTACTGTTTGCGTAGCGGTATCAGATGGATTTGCGCCACCCATATAAGGTGCGATTCCATCAAATACACCAGCATCTATTTCGGTTAGTGTTGTTGAAGCGCCAACGACTTGCCAAGCAGAGCCGTCATACACTTTGAGTCCTGTTGAAGTATTGAAATATAAATCGCCAGCCCGTAGCGTAGGAGTTGAAATGTCCGAAGCCGAAGCAGGAACATTCGTAGGTGTAAGGGCTAAACGACTCATGAAATATCACCTACCACTAACCAGTTGTCCGTTGAGGTCTGGATTAGTGTAGCACTTGAATACTGTGCGCGTAATGCTGGCGCGCTGGCAGTTGCGCCTGTTGAAACTACTGTCACGCCACCTGTTCCTGATACTGTGACTTGACCTGCGCCTAGTTGAACGATGTTAATTTGCGCGCCGACAGGATAGTTTACAGATGCGTTGAGCGGAATCGTAAGAGCAATAGCAGATGCATTAGTCAGCGTGACAAGTTTGCCGTTATCAGCAAGAACTGTCGTATAGGTTGTTCCTGTTTGTGAGTTGATACCAAGATTGATGAGAGGCGAGGAAAGTGTTTTATTAGCGAGCGTCTGCGCGGTAGTGAGGTCGGCTGTAACGCTTGTGTCGATAGCAACGCTGACCGAAGTTGTACCTGTGACAGTAATACCTGTGCCACCATTGACAGTTGTAACACCGCCAGCAGCAGCCGTAGTCTGAGTTGTACCATCTTGAAAAGTTAGAGTTCCATCTACACCGACAGCGAATTTCTGTGTGCCTGTGCTGTCATTGACTTTGATGGCTTTGCCTGTTTGTCCTGCTACGCCATTCGCAACAATAGTATTCGCGGCAGTAGCCTGAGCAGTAAATTCATGTTCGCTAAATTGCGCCGTAACGCGTGTATCTGTGATGTTTGCGTTCGTAATAGATGTTGCGTTTGCCGCGACAGCAACATAAGCCAAAGTAAGAGAGTTCGCAGGTGCGGCAGGTGGTACTGGGCTACCTGCAGGAGTTCCTGTAACGACAGCATAAACGACTTGATTAGAAGCACCTGAATAGTACGAGTCTTGTACTTTGATTACTACGCGGTCAATACGCGCCTGAGCAGGGTCGGCAGTAGCGATAGCGACAGTTGTAGCGGCATCGTTATACGCGATGTATAAACCTTGATTAGCGACTTCTGTGCCGTTGATAAGTGCGTGTCCTGCGGCAACTGATACCGCCATAGAAGGAGTACCTGTTTGTGACACTTTCATGGAACCGTAATCGGCTACGCCTTGCGACTTCCATACTGCACCAGTAGTGGTGAGTCGGTCATTGTCGGCAGGGTGAGTGCCGTTTTGTAACCACGAAGGCGGTGTTCTTAGTGCCATTTCTTCTCCTAGATATATGCGCTACGCCACGATACAACACAAGCAGTATTGCCGTCTGTTCCCGTAGCAGTAAAAGTGTAGTACGAAGTTCCGGGTGGAGCAGCGAACCAAGTAGAGGCGTTGTTGAGTAACGCTCTGCGTGATACGCCATTGAGTGTCACAGTTCTATAATCTGTGTTAAGAATCAACTCATCTTCCGTGCCGAGAGTTGTGTCTATTTGAAGATAAAGTCCAGCCGTTACATTCGTGACGCGTGGGTTAATCGCAGGACCTTGAATTGAAATCGTTGGATAGGTAGTAGTCCAACCATTGTTCGTAATAAGGTTCGGCGCACCAGCACCACCGCCAAAATACATACCATCTTCAAATGGATTGTTGCTACCTGATGAAGGTGGCTCAGTATAAACACGATTATAGGTACGACCAGCAACAGTAGTCGCGTTGATAAGGTCAGTAGTTTGTAGCGTATCATCGTAATAGCGTGGGTCAGGACAGAAAAACTCATACATGACCGTAGCCAAACCCGATGAGTATTCGGTGTTGATAGTCAATGCTCTACGCCGAACACGCGCATTAAAGCGTTGTAGGCTACTGCCCGGAAGTTGAAATTGAAGTAATCCTGTGCCTTGTTGTTGTGGCACGAGGTTTTCTTGTAACAAATCAAGATAGTAGTTCATAGAGTAGTTAGAATCGCCACGAACTGTCATTGTAAAAACAAGCGTTCTACCTGAAAGAAAATCGCGACCTGTCCACATACCATCTTGATAACCACGATTATCGTCTTGATTACGAATGACAGGTAAATCCTCAAGTCCGTCGATAGTCATAATCTGATAGACAGAATTGCCACCGCCGAACTCAAAGTCGTTGAAAGCAAAACGATAATCAACTAGCGAGGCAACAGGCATTACTCTAACACCTTTCCACTTCTAGTGCGATATTGTACATCGCCCGAAGTTCTAATAGACCAACCAACATCATTGGCTATGTCCTGCGCGCTAGCATTTGTGTTTGCGTTGATAGTGATGCTTGGACCTGTTTTTAGACCCTGTCCAGTAATCGTAGCAAAGATATCTGCGATTCGTTGTCGCGCTACTGTTTCATTTGGCGTATCGTCAGGTTTCGCAGATGTAACAGTTCCAACACCATATTGAAATGTCCTATTGCCGACAGTAAATGTTTCAGGAAATCCTGATGGCGTTACAGCAGGAGTGATAGGTGTCGGTTCTACAACTACTGGTGTACCGCTAGGCGCTCCATCAGGTTCAGTAGATGGTGTTGATGCTGTCGTGATAACGCAACCCATGAAATTAGCACTAAGTTCAACGCCAGCCTCGTTGTATGTAACGCTGAATTTCGCTTTACCCGAAGGGCAAGTGCCTACGCCGACTGCGCGTTCTTCAACCACAGTACGCGTAGTAGGAATGATATTCGGCGCTGTTGCAACAACACCAGGAGCCTGTAATGTGCTCAAAGACGCTAACGCTGCTTGAAGTTGGCGAATTTTCTCTTTAAGTTGCGCAATTTGTAAATCTATTGCGCTGATTTGTTCTGCCGTGCGAACATTGATAGCGTCAAGAGCAGCAGAGTAAGCATTAAAGGCTTCTGCGAGTGATTCTGTGAGTTGTTCTTCGTAGCCTTTAAGTTCTTTGTTCAGTTCAACTTGAACATTTGCAAGGTCGGCTGTGAGTTGCTCTGTCGCTAGAACAATGCCTGAGTTCATGCGTTTGGCTAAATCATCTACGCCGTGCGTTGATACGCTCTGCAATTTATCCCAATACGCTTTCATCTGCGCAATAGATTCAGGAGCGGAGTTGATAATAGTCTGCGCTAGTTGATGACCAACATCAGGACCTTGCGCTACGACTTCTTCAATGAAAGTTTGTGAGAATCCAAGACCAGCCAAAGTAGCAGCATCAGCAGCGAGCGTTTCTGCTTTCTTGGTTTGTAATCCTAGCGCAGCGAGAATACGCTCGGTGGTGCCGCCTTTCATGTAGCGACCCTCAAATGTCAAAGCAGAGAAAATATCTCCTACTGTGCGATAAGTAGCGCTCTTGAACGCACCGCGTAGTTGGTCAACGGACTGTTTGACGATTTCGGCACTACGCTTTGCTGCTGCTTCCTGCGCGGTGAATACATCTTTGTCGTACTGTGCGCGGATTTTCTTGACATCAATGTTGTATTGTTTCTCAAGTTCAGCGCGCTCTTTTGCTGCTTCTGCTAGTACTTTCGTGCGGTCAGCCTCGAGTTTGCCGATTTCTTTGTATGAGTCCGCAATAGCACGAATCATGTCTTGCTGTAATTTCTTGATTTCGCCTAGCGCTTCACGCATTCCGCCAGCCAAATTATCTACGAGGTCCTCTGCCTTTTTCATCGTGCTTTCAGCAGATAGAATCGCTGCTTCATTACCGCTTTTCACAGCAGCCGTGTAATCATTCTGCGCTTTTGTGAGTTTAGCGATAGCAGCGTTGTACTGATTAGACGATGCTTGATACGCATTGACAGCACTCTGCGCCTGTAAAATCAACTCATCAACAGGATTCATGAGAATTTCTTGGACTGATTTGTTGAAATCGGTGCTAACAATGTCTTTCCAGAGCGCGCCTAATTCTTTGAACTCAGTTTTAGCCTTGTCGTTGAAATCTGCGATGGCTTGTGCTGCGCGTGCTAAACCGCTAGTAATATCATCAGCGATAGTATCGCCAAGACCTTTGCCGTTTTCGAATCCCGGAATCGAAGGAATTTTGAAATCCCACTTGATTTCTAATTTTTTGCTTGTAAATTCGTCAATTTTTTTCTTAGCATCTTCGATGGCTTTTGTGTATTTGCCGATAGCCGCATATTGTTTTTCCCAATTAGCGAGGTCTTTCTTTGCTTCGGCTTCGCCTTCTTTATCTCTACGGAATTTTGCCCACTCCAAACGCATTTTCATGCCAGCCTGAGTAACGAGCATGATGCCGCGTTCTAATGATTCATAACCAGCGACAATATTTTGAACTACGCCGAGAACCCATTTGCCTACTGAGCCGATTTTCTTGCGGAAATCTTCTGACGCGTTATAGGCTTTTACAAACGAGTATGCGATAGCGAAAACGACAGCAGCAACACGCGCAATGGGTGAACGCAAAATAGTCAGCGCGAGCAGCGCAAGTTTTTTCGTCAAATTGACAACAGCAGGAATAAGCGCAACTGTGATGGCTGCTGCTAAAGCGATAACGAAATCGTTATTTTTCTTTATCCACGAACCTGTGTTATTGAGCGCACTGACAAATCTGTTGAGAACAGGCAGTACTTTCATGCCTATCGCTTCGAACAAATCGCCTAAATTCTCATTGAGAATCGCCAACTGACCTGCGAAAGTTTTGGCATACGCTTGTGCTTGACCGCCGAGGCGTTGTTCGAGTTGTTTCATAGCTTCAGCAGTTGCTACTGCTTTTGGCTTATTCGTATCGAGAATAATGCCGAATTCTTTGAATACTCTTGCGTTGCCGTTCTGCGCACGAATCAGCGCTCGCGCTGCTTCTTCCATGCCCATGTTCTTTGCGCGCGCGAGGTCTGCTGATAGCGCTAGTAAGCGATTGCTCTTTTCAACATTGCCCGTAGCGGTAATCAAAACAGCATAAGCATCTGCCGCTTTTTCAGAACCGAAACCTAATTCTTCATAACTATCTACAAGTTTGGCTATATCCTGTCGGTTTTGTTCTGTTGATACACCGACATTCGCCATCGCTTGACCAAGACGATTCATGGACTTTTCCAAATCCATTACAGCCTTGACGCCGATACCCATGGAAACAACAGCAATAGCACCAAGAGCCTTCAACGCGCCCATGCCAACTACGGCTGCTTTCTGGAAACCTGACAACGCTTTGCCTGTTTTGATGGCTTGCGCTTCCATAGCCTTCAACTGCGTATTTACTTTGCCGAAAGTTGCAATAGCCTGTGTCGCGTTGGCTTGAACTTCAAAGAGGACAGGTGGTAAAAAACTACCAATCATTACCTGAACCTCCTAAAAAATTTGGATTGAACTTGCGGAACGATAACAGTACGGAATTTCTGATAAGCAGGTTCCATATACGGGAAACGAAGTCCTGCTGGCCAGTCACCGCCACCTAATTCTACTCTGCGTCCGTATTCAATAGTAGGACCAACTATTGCTGAATAGTTAGCAAATCCCATTTTGAAGCGTTCGCCACGAATCGAACGGCGCAGATTACCTGTGCGGTTCATAGGCGGTTGGTTCGGCGTGGCTTTCTCATAAACACGCCCACCGCGAGGACCTTTTGTGTAAGGTCGCGCGCCTTCGATTTGTTCTTTTGAAAGTTGAATCAAAGCAGTCATCATCTCGTCACGCGCCATTCGTGCTGAGTTGTTGATATCAGCACCGATTTTATCAACGCCTTTTCTAACGAGTTTGAGATTGCTTGTTATCACTTTTTGCTTTCACCTCATCAACAGCGCCAGCGATGGCTAATAGCCAGTCCATTAAATACGCTGGTTGTTCATCTACTTGCGCAGGTGTCCAACCAAATTTTTCTGCTGCGACATAATAAATGTATTCATCATCGGGATATGAGAACGCTTCGTGGCGCTCTTTCCCTTGAAGAAGCCATTTTAGTCGCTGGAGCCTCCGAAAGGGCTTTCAGGGTCAGCCTCAGTTTCTTTTGTTTGTGACAACTGTGGGAACAGAACCTTCTGTGCTTTACCTGCTTCTTCGGCGAGCGCATCGTAATCTGCCATTGTCAGTTCTTCGAGAAAACTGATTTTGACAGACGGAATCGGAAAATCAAAAGACCATTCTTCAACGAGAATAGCGATAAGACC